ACTCCAACAAACGTAATCCCGATTCAAATGTATGCTTTCTTTCCTAAGAATCTAAGTAATATCCAAATAGATCAATACTATGGCAGACCTAAGATCTAAATTTATTGAAGACTACGCTGGTGGTCTCTTAAATGTATCTAGACAAGAACTTTCAAGCACTGGAGAAGTGCTCTCTCAAGATGGATTGCTATCTGATAGCAGTATATTTGTAGAGGATGGCTCCGGATCAAAGAGCGGACTAAAGCTCGGCGTTTCTATCTGCGAGGTGGTAGACCCTACAACACCACAAGGTGCTGTTAGTGTTCGATACGCCGATAGAACGTACGCTAGCACCAGAGATTTAAAAATATTCTCTACGGCTCTAGCTTCAGCACAAGCGGCTTTATCAGACGCAACTGCTACTTCAATAACTAATTTAGAAAACGCTTTTCAACTTCTAGAAACAGCACAAGACACATTACAAAGTACTTTCTCTTCCAGGAAAGACATTGTAGATGGGCAGCTAGAAAAACTAGAAGAGATAAGTACGCTATCTTCTGAGGTGTCTAGGTTAGGGGAGACACAAGAAGCGCTAAAGATTACTTTAACTTCCCTTATAACTCAAGACGAAGTTGTTAACACCTCAAGGTTTTACACCTCAACGGGTAATACTATTCGTGCTTCTATCGTTCAGTTTTATAAAACAAGAGGGGAAAAATCCAATGACAATGGATCGCTCCGTAGACAGGATGAGCTCGGTAAGATCGAGTTTGCCGGAAATGACGGAGGCGGTAAGATTATCGGGTCTTCTATATGCGCAGTAGCTTCTAGCTCTTGGGATAGCGAAGAAAGAGGCACATATATAGGGTTTAACTGGATAGGAACAGATCAGACATCTAATTCAGTAAGTACTACTGAATGGATTTCTTTTGGTAAACCAATTAATATAGACGACGAAATTGGGCCAACAACTATTACATTTGCTTCTCCTCCATTGAGTGAGAGCGGCACAAATCTTAGATCAAATGTCAGCATTAATGGGTCTGGTCAGATTGTAAAATCACTCACGCCATCTATTACAGTTGCGGAGCTAAAGGGTGCTTTAAATGCTAGTGCTGATTACGCCAGTTTTAAAACTGCCGTGCTTGCTCTAATAGACTAACTTAAAAATACTTCTTCTAATACTGCTTTTTCTAGTCGGATCGCGTAAATCGGTCCGACTTTTTTTAGTATGGCAAAAACTATGCCTTCTCTCTTATCTATTTCAGACGGCAGAAGCTCCTCTGTAACGTTCTTTAAGGTATCATCGCCTCCTAGCATAGGAGCAATATGAGTCTCTCCAAAAAGCCAAGTTATATCTGACTGGTCTTCTGTTGCTATATACAGCCCTATTGGCTCGTTCTCCCTAAGGCTTTTTTTAAATGCCGGGACCAAGTCTTTCTCTAGTACTGATATATTTTTAAATATATTCTTAATTTTTTCTCGTGCTTCTGGATGTTCAAACATTACATTTTTTCAATTTCTACACCAAGTTGCTTTAAAACATCAATACCATCAGTAATTCTGTATTCATGACGATAGTAGACTTTTTTAACGCCGGCTTGAGCAATCATTTTTGAGCAGTCGGGGCATGGACTATGCGTACAGAATAACTCGGCTCCATCAATAGACTCAGAAGACTTTGCCATCTTAATCAAGGCGTTTTGTTCGGCGTGCAGAACGAAGGGATTAGTGCTTCCGTCTTCTTTTTCACAACAGTTAGTATGAAAACCTGAAGGAGTTCCATTCCAGCCATGAGCTAGGATGCTACCGTTTTTGACTACAATCGCGCCTACTTTCATTCGATCACACTCAGAAACTTCAGAAAAAAGTTCAGCGGTCTTCATGTAAGCTTCTTTGATCTTAGGCTTCATAAAATAGATTCTTCTACCTATTATATCATTTAAATACGCTTGTGTCTAATATCTGTAATACCTTGTTCTTCTTTTAAGAACTTCTTATAGGCTTCAAAATGGCGTATGTCCTCTTGTCCTAAGAAGATCTTGCCTGTCTTAGGAGGCCTTGCCTTCTTTTTTTGTACAGAAGGTTTTTCTGATGGTTCTGGGTCCGTAAAAAAGTTTTCTAACTCTTCTTGAGGGATTTTGTACTTCTCTTCTTGAGTGGGTTCTACAGCTTTAGCTGCCGCTGGCTTCCTAGGCTTTCTTACTGTCATATCCTTCGCCTCCTACAAGTAGAACAGCCTGCCCAGCCATTCACCCTAGAAGGGCCTGGATATTGTGTTCCTGGGGCATCCGCACTAGAATTAACTTCTACAAGACCTGGGGCCAATGTAGATGCTTTCTTAGTTCTCTTGTTAGCCCAATCTTGCCAGCCCCACATATCTTCTGATCCGTAGACGTGAGGATTTTGTTCAGAATTATTAGCCATAGAAGCTCTGGTATTTCTAGAAGGTCCTGGATTAACTCTATTAGAGGACTTTAAATATTTGTCCTGAGATAGGGCCTCTCTAACATACGCCATGTTCTGAGTTGTTCTGGCCCTGTAGTCAGAGTTTTGTCTTAGGGTTTTCCAAGACTCATATGGCGCATTTGAAGAATTAATAGCCATTTTTATTTCTATCTAAGATGTCTTTAAACAAAAAATCAAAATTAGAGTTTAAAGAAAAGAACGTATAACTCAATTTAATCATGGCTACCAGCAAAATGTCTCGGCCTGGGGCAGAAGAAAGCGGCACTTTAGAGACCATAAGTGCATTTGATTTTGGCGAACCCGAAGTTGTCCCTGTAGAAATCAGCGAGGGGAAGTTTCTGTATCTTAAAGAGCCATGTGCCGAAGATCTTATCTATATCTCGGAGATCAATGACGACAAGAAACTAGGAGAGATCGAAGCAACACTTCAGACAATCTGTATCCTTCATGCTCCCGAAGCTGGGGGCAAAAAGTTGTCTATGAGAGATGCTAAAAAATTAACTGCAAGGCAATTAAAAAAGATTGGCGAGGCCCTTGGTAGCTTATTAGGATCTGATGAGTGAGAAATACTCTACGATAAGAAAGCATAACTATACTATCTCTATAGTTGATAAGAATAGCAATGCTTTATATTTTAGAGATATCACAGGAGAGGACTTAGAATTTTTTGAGAGGTTTTTTGAAGAAAGCAAGGAATTATCAATAAGTGACGTTATAGATATACTAGAGAAGATAAACTTATCGACTATAAAGATAAGCCAATTAACACCAAAGGTTATAAGAGAAGTTTTTGAAATTGTAGTGAAAGAGATATTTTGCAATTTTATGCCTAAACTTAAATGGTTGGAGGTATGTTACGCTTTACAAAATAATTCTTTTGTTGCGATGAATTTTTTTGAGTCTCAGCCCATGACTAAAATTATGGCAATGATTCAAGTCCACCAGGATGCAATATCCGAAGCAAATAAATCGCAATCTAAATGACAGACGAATTAAGACTGAGACTCATATTAATCCTGTGCTCGATTGTAGTACATAAGAATGATTCCGAGCTAAAGGGGTTTGTTAAAGTGTGTTCTCATCACGTTACAGACTCTGACTTTAATAAGATAATGCGTAAATCTCTTAAAATCTTAGAGTTTCAAAAATGTGGTAGTGAAAGCTGCCCAGATTGGTTAATGAATAACCTGTTTGAATTGTACAAAAACGATCCAGAAGATTAAAGCTTATAAATGGCCATTTGTTTAAAGGCTATCTGAAAGGCCTCTTACTTTGTAAAGATTTAATTTATGGCTAATCCTGTAAACATCAATGTAGGCGCTCTACAGCGCCCCGGAGTGTTTGTTACTCAGTCTGCGACTGGCGGATTACCTCAGCCCTTGGCATCTCATGCCATTGGCTACATCTTTGGCTCTACACCCGTAGATCCATATGATGAGAATCCCCTGGACGAGTATTCATCTCTCCCCCCGTACCTACCAACACAAGTTGGTTCTCTAGAAGATTGGGTTCAAAAAGCTGGTGGAGTTCCCACCGCTTCTAACAACCCAAAATCTATCGCTTCATATGATTCCGTGAAAGCATTCTTTGAGAATGTTGGCGTTAATGGAATTCTATATTACACTCGCGTAACTCCTACTCCAGAGTCCAAGGTCGTTGTGACTAAGGCAGCTGGCTGGAACTTATTTTCATTAAAAATCGGCGCTCGTTACTTCGGAGATAAGTCTCTGGGTATCAACGATTCCGATGGCGTAGAGATCAGAGTTATTACAACTACTGCTCTTGATGCAAATGATAACGCATTTGATATCGTAGGTTATCTTTCACAAGATGATCCTGACTTTAATACGTTCTATAGAATCGAGCAAACAGACGAAGAAGCAAAACAAGCTACCTTCAGAATTTACTCTAAAGACGTTCGCGTAATTCCGACCATCCAAAGCTTCAAAGGTTATCAGATCTCTGATACCGCATACTCAACTCCAACAGATGCAGGAACCATTAGTCGCTATGTTCCGATCAAAGAACTTGATTTTAGATGCGTTGCTAGAGACGTATCATCTCAAGAACCCGTTCTTCCTATCTCTGGTTCTGCCATTGGTAACTTCTTAGAAGAAACATCTGTAACTGGAAAAACAGCTTCTTCCGGCTCCTTCACCGCCTCAACTGGCGTTGTTACAATGGGCTCAGGAGAAATGGCCAAGCTTAGCATTGGAGCCGATGCTCTTGCTGCTGGTGATAAAGTTGTTTTTGAAGGAATCAATCCTGGCCAAGCTGCTTATAATGCCGCCGGTGAGCTTCCTACTGGAAATATTTTCTATAGCACTACATACACTGTTTTAAGTGTATCTGGCGATACTTTTATTATCAATAATGGTTCGGGTGCTGCTCTCACTTTTACGTCCGATGACGCTCTAGAAGTAAGAGTTCGTAGACTTGCCTATGACCCTGCTGTTCAAGCAGACGTATTTAAAGCAATCGAAGACTTCTTGCTTGATCAAGAGATCTACGCTGCTGACAGCAACATTCCAGATAATAAGATTGTAGCCGTTACTACTGATGAAAGAGTCGGAAAAGACGACCATATCAAATGGTCCGATGGATTCGCCGCTTATTATCAGTGGGATGCTGGCACTACCGCTTTCACTGCAGGAGCAGCTGGAGGAGGCCTAACCGAGGTTCCTAATGGAACAATCACTTCTGTAGGCGGTAATGTTACAAGAACTGGATATGTTCCTGACAGCGTCCAAGTCTTCTATGTAAACATCGCAGGAGAGAACAGAGTCATTATTGCTAATGGCGCTACTCCAGACGAGCTTACAGCAGACATTGTTAAGTCGCTCAAAGAAGTTATTGCAGAGAAAGAACTCGATCCTTACTATGATGTAGATGCAGTTACTGTTGACTACTCTGGTTTAGGAGCTGGTAACTTTGCACCTAACAACGGCGTCGCAATCTCCACCTCTACTCCTAATGCAGGTAAGCCTGCTCTTCGTCCTACAAATGACGGAAAGGCACTTACAGGTAGTGTTGCAACAACGGCTTCTAACACAACTATCCAAGGATCAACTTCAGCTCAGAGCGGCACAGTTCAGCTCTTAGCAAGTGGAGCTTTATTAGGTTCAGGCACGGATTTCCTTTCATCTGTTGCCCCCGGATATAGACTCCTTATTGGATCTGCTACATATGAAGTTGTTACCGTTTCCTCTAACACTCAGGCTATTGTTAGTAACGTAGCTGGTGACACTATTTCTGCTGGCGCAAGCTACAGTACAGTATCAACCAAGTTTACTGAGAGCCTTTATAGTGGATCTTATGTTGTTATTAATGGTTACAGATTCGAAGTTGCAAGTGTAACTAATGATTCTGCTTTCGTTGTAACTTCTGCTCCTACATTCACTTCTAGTTCTACTGCGGTGTTCCTAGATAGCTCCATTTCTAATGGATTCTATCGTCACGACTATATCCTTAAGGTAAAAATTACCTCTAAGAATGGTATTCCTTCTCCTGTTGTTCCTGGTCTTAACAGATACGGACAGAGAGATACCAACGTAGTTAGAATTAACTCACTTTCTGAAGCTGCTGACTTCTCTGCTTATAAGTTATCTTCTAAAGCAAGAGCTCAGGACTTTGTTTATGCTATCGAGCAAGGCATGGGTGCCAGCGAATATCGCCCTGGTTTCCTCTTTGCCCCAGAAGCATATACAAGCTTCAAGCAAGAAACTGGTGTTCTTACCAAAAAAGAAGCAAGAGAAGAAAGAGTGAAAGTCTCTCAAGCACTTCTAAGAGCTGCCGAAGGTAAGCTTGGTGAAGTTGAGGGTATCTCTGGTACTCAGCACATCGCCCTTATCGATTGTGGAGCTGATGAACTCAGCTTGAGTGAAGTACAAGATGAACTCGCTTATGTTAAGTCTACAGCCGGTGCTCCTTTTGGACACGGTGCTTTCTATGCTCCTTACATTAAGAACGCTGCTGATAGATTTGTTCCTCCTAGCGCGTACATTGCAGGTATTGCTTGCTCTAGATACGTTAACGAAGGATTCCAACAAGCCCCTGCTGGTGCAAGATATCCGCTAAGAGGAGCCAATGGCCTCCGCTTCGATATCACCGCTCAACAGCAAGAAGTTACATACCCTCTAGGCCTCAATCCAATTAGAAGCCTACCCAATAGAGGAATTGTTGCCTGGGGTGCTAGAACAATGAGTCCAAACGCTCTCTTCAAGTTTGTTAACACGAGAGCGATCCTTAACGTCCTTCTAGACGTTATGGCTAGGAGCTTCGACGATGTTCTCTTTGAGCAGATCGATTCCGCTGGTACACTCTATTCTAGAGCCAAGTCTATTGCCTCTCAGGTTATGGGCCAACTTTATCGTCAGGGTGCGCTCTTTGGAGCAAGACCAGAACAGGCATACCTGGTTGTTTGCTCTGATGCCAACAACAGCCTAGCTGATCTGGAAAATGGAACATTAAGACTCGATGCTTATGTGGCTACATCGCCAACGCTTGAGCGTCTAGTTGTTACTGTGGTTAGAACACCTGCTGGTCAGGTTGCTCAGGTACAGGATTCGTTCTCTAGAAACGTAGATAGATTCGACTATCTCCTTAACCAAACTACCGTTTGATAATTAAAAATGTCTGATAATCAAGAACAGGTTATAAACTCAAAAGAACCTTTATCTTCTCAACAAAAGAAGAAATCTGTGCACATAGAGATGTTCAGAGCTGGTCCTCAGATCAGCTCCACTGGACAAAAGCTGATGTTCACAGAAGAGGATCTGGATCAGGTCGTCGGGACTTATGTCCCTGGTGACCACGAGGCCCCTCTTATTATCGGGCATGATCAAACAGACGGGACCCCAGCATTGGGTTGGGTAAAAAATCTTTGGAGAAAAGGTAAGGCTTTATGGGGTAACGTTGAACTTACTCCTAAAGCTGAAAAACTAATTCGCGATGGAGTGTTTAAGAAAGTAAGTAGCTCGTTTTACTTACCCGAGGCTGAGACAAATCCTTACCCCGGAAAATTAGCACTTCGCCATCTTGGACTAGTATCAATTCCTGCCGTTAAAGGCCTAACCGCTTTTTCCGAAGGTGAACTTAATAACGAAAAAATTATTAACTTGGCTCCCGAAGAGGGGGACATCACTATTTCGTTTAAAGAAGCCTTAGAAACAAACAACTCTGCTATGACTAAAAAGAAAAACAATGACGTAGTCAAGGAGGTCTCGGTCGATCAAACAGCTGATCATGCCGAGGGCGGAATGACCGTCAATATCAATATCGGCGGAGGCAAACCCTCCGTCTATGACGACTCAGGCAATGAAGTCAGCGAAACAGGTGCTCCTGCCGACTATAAAATGGAGTATGCTGCTGACGAAGAAACAGATGAAGAAATGGCTCCTGAAGCCGAATCCGAAGCCCCCGAGGGTGAAGGTGAAGGTGATGACATGGGTCTAGAAGACGAAGCTCCTGCCGAAGAAGGTATGGGCGATGAAGAAGCTCCTGCTGAAGAAGGCATGGGTGACGAAGAAGCTCCTGCCGAAGAAGGCATGGGTGATGAAGAGGGAGAAGGCGAAGAGCCTGCTAAAGAGGAAGGCGAAGAAGATATCTCTGGTGAAATGGAGAATAACGACAAGAAAATTGCCTCTCTAGCTGCCGAGTACGACGAAGACGAGCTCTTCCAAGCACTGGCTCTCAAGAAGCAGGCCGGATCCATGATGGAGAAGGGCGCTTCCTATGGCGAAATGCCAGAAGGACTCAAAAAGCACATGGAAGAGAAAGAAGGAAAGAGTGAGGATGACGAAGAGAAAAAGGAAGAGGCTGATCACGCTGAAGAAGTAGTTGATAACGCCGAAGAAAAGGAAGATGAGAAGAAAGAGAAAGAAGAGGCGGATCACGCTGAGGAAGTAGTTGACAGCGGTGAAGGCTGCGGCAACATGGAAGAAGAGAAGAAAAAAGAAGAGGACGAGGATGAGAAAAAATCTGACATGTCCGAAAAGGTTAAAGAAGAAAAGAAAGAAGAGAAAGCTGACCATGCTGAAGAAGCTGCACCCGTGGCTACAGAATCTCTAGATCATAGCGAACCCGCTATTGGAGATCAGAGCGTTGAGAACCTTAACGCCCGTGTAGCCGAACTCGAGGAAGAGCTTGGTAAGCAAAGAAAGCTAGCTCGCGAGAAAGAAATTTCTTCGTTTGCTGAAGGACTCTATGAGTCTGGTAAGCTTACCGAACAAGTCGTTCCTAAGGGCGATCTCGTTCGTTTCATGGAGACTCTTAACAATAAGAACTCTGTGAATTTCTCGGAGACCGGAAAGGCATCTCAATTTGACTTCCTACGTGGAGTTCTTGATTCCTTACCATCTATGGTCTCGTTTGAAGAGTTTGCAACACCAACTTCTGCACCTCAAAAGTCGAAGTCGGTTGAGCCCAACGCTTCTGGATACGCTTACGATCCAAACACCGCTCACGTTCATTCGGAGGCATTATCTTATGCTGAAGAGAACGACTGCGATTACTTAACAGCTGTTAAGTTTGTTATTAACAACAACTAAGGTAAATACTAATGGCAACAGACCCCCGCTATATGTCTTTTGACCACCAGTATGTCGAAACTGTATCGACCAGCGCCACAATTGCTGCTCACCGTTTCGTAACTCGTGCTGGTGCATACCCCGCCGCTGATGGCGATTTCGCCTCTGGCGTTACTATTTTTGATGCTCCTGGTCAAGGTCAACTGACCGCTAAGGGCTATCAAGTCAATGATGGATCTACTCTCGTTTATGAGGGTCAGCTTAACCCATCCACAACTCCTGCTAAGCCTGGAGTGTTTCCATATCAAGGCCTCCTTTCTGTAGTAACAGAAGGAATCGTTATTGTAGAGGTTGACGCCACTTCTGGTGCAATCGCTGTTGATGCCGCCGTATACGCGTCCGACTCCGGAGAAGCTCTTGCTTCTGGTGGTAGCGGTACAAACTTCATTCTTGGTCGAGCTCTTGACACTGCCGCTGGTACTACAGCTGGTCAGTTTATCAGAGTTAAGCTAGGTTCTGAAGGCGCTTCTTGATAAAATAAGGAGAATTTTAAAATCATGATGAATCTAGATCAAGTACGCGTAATCGATCCTATTCTTACGCAACTCGCCCAAGGCTACAAAAACGCTGAAGGCGTGGCTACATTCTTCGGTCCAGCGGTATCTATGAATACACGTGCTGGCCGTACACTCGTATTCGGCAAGGAAGCCTTTGCCGCTCAGAATTTCCTCCGCGCTCCTGGAACTAACATCCAGAAGATCCAGAACGAGTTCGGAACCAGAAGCTTCTCGCTCCGTCAAGAAGCTATCAGCTGGGAAATCGCTGAGGAAATCGCAGCAGAAGCCAAGAATGGCGCTGCTCAAATTGACCTTCGTCAGTATGCTGCTAAGGACGCTGCAAATCGTCTTATGCAATCCTGGGAGATCACTGTTGCAACTGCCGTCCAAGACGACACTGCTTATGAGACTTCCTGTGTATTTGACCTTGCTACTCGCGCCTCTGGTGCAGACAAGTTCAATGCTGCTACTTCTGACATTGAGGTTCTAATTGACGAAGCTAAGGAAGCTGTTCGCGCTCAGATCGATACCTATCCTAATAAGATGGTTATCTCACCTGACGCCTTCAACGCCCTCAAGCGTAACAAGAGAATCAGAGACTTCATGCAACGTGGCGTTCTCGTCAACGAAGCGACTCTCGCCAACATCTTTGGCCTTGACGAGATTCGTGTTGCACGTCGTCTTAAGCTTAACCAGTCCACTGGTTCACTTGAGAACATCTATAGCAACATTGCTGTTCTCTTCTACCAGCCTTCTGGTGCTACCGATGGTTTCGCTCCTGCTCTGGATGCAAACTATGGTAACCCTGCTTTCAGATACACCTACACCCTTGCTGGTTATCCTATCGCTACTCCTGAGCGTTTCAACATCGAACGCCGTGTATTCACCGGTGACATCCTTGTAGAGCGTTCATTCGAGCTAGTCGGCATGGGCGAAAATGGTAAGGTTGGTGCTGGCGCTGTTCTTAAGAACTGCGTCTGATTTATAATCAACAACTTAACAAACTGGCTGGCCTTCGGGTCGGCCCTTTTTGTTTAAAGTAAAAAGAAGAATAATATAAGCTATGTCAGGACCTCAGCCTCCAAGAGATATATATGGGGTAGCGAGTAATTGTAACCTAGCGACTGTTGATTACTTTGTATCTATTTTTGGATTCCAAGAAGCCGTAGAGTTATCTAATATTGAAGATCCTACAGGAAACGGGATAGACGCAGATAAGATCCAGCTCGCGTTAAATGACGCTGCTCAGCTAGTAAATAACTACATTGAAAGTGCTCCGCCTCAGGGTAAAGTGCTTATAGCCGGCTCGTTTAGAAGAACTCAGGCTACTATTGCTAGATTTTATCTAGATGTACTCCGCCCTAGGACCCAAGTCCAAGAAGCAGCAGAGAAAGCATTACAGCAACTAGAGGCTTGGGGATCTAAAGGAAGCCCAAGTGCGGGGCTTAAATGGCAAGAAGCCTATCGCTATTGGAGATCTGGTTGCTCTATGACAAAGAGCTCTTATCAGAGAGGAAGGAGCTTCACTGACCCCTCGCTTAATAAGTGGGTGCTACGTGAAGGAAGTAATGATAGAGGGTTCCCTTACGCGAACAGAGAGTCTCCTGTTCTTAACAGGTATAGCGAAAAAGCTCTCGAGCCTGAAACTCTTGGCATTAAAGATGTACAATCTGATAGCAATCAGCGTTCTAACGTACTATTTGATGCTCTTGAGACTACAAGATCCCTATCCAGCTTTGTGAATACTGAGGATTCAGATAGCCCTGAAGATGGCGACGGTCTCGTTGCAGATAACACCACCCCGTCTGCAGATGGAGAATTTGATAATTATGGTGGTCTAACTACTGAGGATACTTTCTAATGTCTACAAGCTCTTATAAAGGATATAACCCATACTACCCAACCGGAGAAGGTAGTGGGGCAATGCATCTCACAAACAACGACTCAGGAAACTGCTATGGCTACTTAACGGGCTATAAGACAGGTATTTTTCCTGATGGTACCAAGCATAAGGAAGACGCCGCAGCGCTTCGTAAGTATATCATCTCCTTAGAATCTACTCGTAAATTACAGGATCTATCAGACGTTAATTTCTCTAGAAATGTGAAGAAAGGGGATTTCCTTATATATGATAACACTAGCGGGAAGTGGGTTCTAACTGATTATCTGTCTGGCGGCGAGTTCTAATGCTTTTAGAAATTGAGAACCAGCTACATACGAGAATACATAGCACTATAGGACAGAGCGCCGTAGTCCTGAGACTAGCCGAAGAGCTAGATCAATCTGGTCGAGTTGCAGAACAGGCCATGATCATTGTTAGCTATGTCTCTGGTTCATCAACTAACGAGATGGGCGGCGGTGCTTATATACCCACAATCAGGACAAGGAAGATGACATATAGTGTCACTCTTGTTCAGAAGCAGACCCAAAGAGAGGGGCATAGTTTCTCTCTGCCTATCTTAGACCTAATCGCCGATGCCGTGACAGGATGGGTACCAGAAGTACCAGGAGTAGAATTTGCTACAGGATTTGAGCTAGATAGCGAAAGATTTGTTCAAGTCACAGAAGCATCACAATTTATATATGAACAAAATTATTCTGTTAATGTCTCTATATCTGATGGTAGATTTTATACTCAACCTTGTGCCGCTTTTGATCCTATCTCTATTGTCGATTTCTTACCCACGAGAAAATGCTTACAGACCCAAAACGGAGAACCCACCGGTCTAGCAGTATGGTCTAGAGTTACTGGTCCAGAAACAACAGAAAGCTATATTGTAGAAGATGCAAAAGCCTGTAATTGTCCTAAATCAACAAGCCTAGAGCTCACTTGTGGAGATGCAGAAGACGGATCAGGGACTTACAAGTTCACTCCTCGTGATGCTAGAAAGATCGCCGCAGACGGGTCTTTTGTTATAGACGACTCTAAGGTGGTACAAGGAACTCTTCAAAGAGTGTGGAAATGTGATAAATCAAACAAAGGCGAGTATCCGCCATGGTTCAAGCTCAATATAGACTTTGCTCTTTGGAGAAATGACGTGGGACATCTAGGGGCTGAGGATGAGAACTCTGCTCAGGCTCTTAATTTCAAAACCGACGAGGCATTAGATCTAGACTGCTAAGCTCTAATAAATAGCATCCTATCTCTGTGAATATTTCTTTTAAGGGTATTTAGAGTTATGCACCTGTGACCCGCATTAAGAGTCATACCCGCTTTCTTAGGATACTTTGTAGTAAGGTCTCCATTGGCTTTCAATAGAGCAAACTCTGTGCTAACAAGTCCTACCCAATATTGAGGTTTTTTGCCCGCCATTAAGTAAGGCTCTTCTTGCATGAAAAGAGAGAGCCCGTACTTCGTTTCGAAGTAGGTATTTATTTCTTCAAAGCTTGTTAAAGACGGGGATGAGGTCTTTGATTGTAACTGAGTTTCCATCATTTTCTTTTTTCTGTTGGGATACTGTGTTAGTACTAGCGTCTGCAGCTTTGCGGAAGATATGATCAATCTCGATAGATGAGAGCCATGCATTTGCCACGGGAAGTTCATAGATCCCATAGTTATATCGCATCCAAGCCCAGCACCAGGCATGAGCGACTTGGAATAAAGCTGCTAAAGTCTCTGCTTCTTCCTTTGGACACATATATAAAATACTGTCATGGACTGACATATTAAACTTAGCATTGAGTCCGTGGTCTTTAATGAGCCATTCCATGGCGGCCATAAATGCATGAAGCATCGCGCTACCTGTGGACTGAATACACCAGTTATTCCTCATTGTCCAGAAGTCATCGCCAACCGAGGATGGACGGAAGGCAGTTGACATTTTTGTGCCACTTAGAGGGTTAATAGGTGTCTTTTCACAGGCAATCCGGGCCATCTCATTATAGGCATATGAGTCAGATCCACCAATGAGTTCTCTCATTCCTCGGTATGCTTTACGTCCTTTCTTAATCTCAATAAGCTTCTTACCCATGTCCACAGCTTGTTTCATAGGGATGGACTTATTGCCCTTACGGATAGTGTTGGCCAGAGTCTTTGCTCCGCAGCCATAAAGCATTCCGTAGTTACATCCCTTAGCAACTGCTCTAGAGATCCCGATAGCTCTAGCAGTCATCGAGTGCATGTCTGTTCCGTTGTCTTTTGATCCTGCGAGGATAGCATGAGAGAACTGAGTTGACCCAGCCACTTGGTGATAGGAATCAGCAAAGATGGAAGCAACAACAGCTTCTTGGGCGTCAAAATCTGATTCAACAAATACCCAACCGTCAGGAGCTTGTACTCGGGTTTTGATCTCGGATCCAATTTTGTCATACTTTGGATCAGGAACTGTGAGCCAGAGATTTTCTCCAGCACGATTAGTAGAAGTATTGTGAGGGACTGTTGCTGGAACAATAAGATTGAATTCTTTACCGAGAGGATTTTTGACTTTAGCGACATTTTGTTCACGGACTCGGCTTCTAACCGAGGTCCAATAAGATACATTGATAGCTAGTTTGATAAGCTCTTTTGCTTGAGGTAGATCCGAGCTAAGCATTCCAGACTCGAAATCGTCATTGTAGTCTTTAGAGAGTACTCCACCTACGTTCTCTCCTTCGCCTTTAGGGTGGGGGACTCGGATATATTCTCCGAGGTCTTCGTTTATGAAGCACCAGCCACGATCAGTGAAATAAGTCATAGGCTTATCATCCCACTTAAGACGAAGCAAGAAGTGAGATAGACGATTCTTAGTAGAGATACCACCGATGACGAGTTTGTTTCCTTCCTCTGTTTTTACGATCTCAGAAACACTCCTCAACCACTTAGGGATCCCGTACCACTTAGAAGAAGGCTTTCCGGCTTTTGTGAGTTTGAAGTTGCACTCCCAGTCCATCTGAGATAGCCAAGGATCTGACTCTACGTCAATATCTCCTTGGTTCCAGGCATCATAGATCTCTTGGGCCATCTCTCCTAAGATCTCTTCTTGTCTAGCGATAGAGTTACGCCAGATCTCTTCGCAACCTTCAAACCACTCATCCCAATCGTCTACGACTGGAAGGAACGCGGATGAGATTCCAAAGTGACCAAGCAGAGTAGTCAGAGAAGGATTGTTTTGAAGATACTTAAGGATGACAATAGAGAAGAGCTCTTGAGTGATCTCGGCGTCTTTCAGCGCATATTGAGTTAGGTCCTCTCGAAGTTCACATATCTGTTCCATAGTCTCGCTGACCACGAACACGTCTCGGATCTTCTTATCCTCTGGTTGCAGAGGGATCATAGGTTGGCAGTGGAAGTTATAACAATCTACTAGTCCGTTAAGAGATCCTTTCTCGGCCCAGATAGGGTCAGCTTTATAACTAGATTTCTTAGCGGCTTTCTGTACGTACCACCATCGCTGGCCAGAAGCTAGTCCACTCACATTAATGTGGGCAGACATGGTATCAAACCAATAGTTTCTCTTAGTGATGTCGTATGATTCAGAACAACGAGCTCTATCATAAGCAACGTTATGAGCAATAAAAATCTTATCATCGCCTACGGGTACGAGGGTCGTGTAATACTCAATAGAAGGATCTACGTAGCACTCATGCATCCAGATATAATAAGCAGTATCAGTAACTGCTGTGGCCAGGATAGGATGAGAGAAGTCTGATCCTTTAACAAAAGTCTCACAGTCAAATACAGCGATACTTTCTTCGATCTCTCCTGGATGAGTGGTCTTAAATCCTGTCTTGGTTGGAGTATACTTGGTCCATCCCGGCGTGTTAACGATATATTCTGTACCAGGCTTTCTAGGTAGCTCGGAATAAGCAAAATCTTTCATGATCTTGATTTGGTCCGATACAAGCGACTTAGAGATATTCTCGAAGTGTTCTTTAATATTCTTTCCTTTCAGCTCTGGAAGTTTGAAGTCTTCCATGAAGAAAGCCTTAGGGTTCTCGATAGGGAACGTAACTCCGAAGTTTTCCATCGAAGCCTTGATGCTTTTAATAGTTTCAGGTCTTACAGGAGATGTCTCGCAATCTCCGAACACCTGTTGGTTCATCCCATCTGAAAGAGTGGCGTAACCCAGGACATTAAGTTTGGACATAAACAAGAGTAGTTTTTACTATTATATACCAAGAAAGCGCTCCTGTCAATAGTGGATTAAGAACTCCTCTCGGTCTGTGTAGTAGACGCCCACTCCCTCAAAGTTAGTCGCGTCTATTATAAGTAGGTTCTTGCGCATATAAGGATAGCCATAATGGCCAAAGATATACGTATCTTCTTCTATGGGGCAATACTCTTCAAGCCGGTCTTTCCACCAAGGGAAGCCAGGGCCCGACAGTATCTTATCTCTGTTATGTTTGTTTACTTCCTTGTAGAACAGACCGTGGCCTAAGTTAAATCTCTTAGATTTTGATTCTATAGTTACAGTAAGAGGACAACGAGCTAGCCACGATATGATATCTAGTCTCTCGTCAAAATCTAATTCCCTAAGACACTTAAGAGTATACTTGACTTCTCTCTTGAGAATTTGATCTTCTGGAGATACTAAGTTCTCTAATATATAGTTCTCGTTATTTCCTAATATAAGCGTTGCTTCGTTACTAACTACTTTGTTCTTGATGAATTGAAGCGTACGAACCGGCGAAGTTTTCCTGGTCCTTTTAAAGAAGGGTTTGTGGTGAATACTATCTCCTATCAAAACAAAATGGTACCCAGGAGACCTTTCGATTATTTTCTCTAAGGTCTCAATTCGGCCATGAAGATCACCAATTATACAGTAAGGTTTATTCTTCGGTAATAATAGGTGCCCACCAATGTGGGACTTCGGTTTTCCAGGTGGCAAAATCATGTTTGTGCATACAGTAATATTTACGATAGGCCGCTACCGCATCGCCTTCTATCTTACACTCATCTGGCATAGCCTGAGCAAACTCGGTCATATCGTGGGGAAGTTTCTTAGACAAAGCAATACGTGTCCTAAGCAAAGACTTAAGACTATCTTTGCCTCCGTGAGGGTGGCCAAATCTTTTCTCAAACTCTGCGCATAACGCTTCGGTCAAATGGTAGGCAAAGGCCCAATTGCCAAACGACTGGCTCATCCAAATAGTACAAGGATGTTTACGAAACGCTTTAGTCTTGTAAAACTCTCCGTTAGTTCGTTTTGCAGGATCGAGGTCATTGATCACAGCAACGATGCTCATCATCTGAAGATGCTCAACAATCATTTTGTTGACATGCTTATCGCAGTGATATTCTGCCGCTTTAACAGGATCTTTGTCTAGTACAAATACATTCATAGCACTATAACATATACTATATAATCTTAATCTAAATCTTGCTCTTTGTCAAGGGGCTCGTTTAATTCCCTTGTCGCCAAACTTAGTATGTAATATATCACGTATATCGCGCCCACGACACTCATTGCGACCATTATGATCACGCTCCACACAGGGTCATTAGGATTCTCAAGGGGATGTAGTAATAGGTTCATTTTCTATGCTTTAGTGGCCAAGCGATATGCATTCCGTAACACATCAAAGAGATAAATCCAAACACAAATATTCCGCTCATCATATCCCACCACCTACATAGATCTCAGGTTCTTCGTCGTCGTCAATATATTCTATCATGCGAAGCTGCTTTATTCTTTCTCTTAGTTGTTTTCTAAGCTCCTTATGCTCTGCGAGTTCTTTTTGATTCATGGGGCCGTGGCGTTTATTTAAGCTCATTCTGATAAGACTGATATGATAAATAGAAATATCCCAAATAAGCAGTATATAGTAATAAGAGCAAATTCAGGAAAATGCATTTGTTAGACCCCAGTAGACAAATATCCCAATAAAACAGAATATAGCTAAAGATGCAATAGTGAGATGGTTCATCTATTTAATATATTTCCAAGGGTCAGAGTTATGAAGACACGATCTTGGGTGTCTCCATTCACCGGATATGCCGGCAAGGTCCAGCCTTAATCTAGAAATCTCTAACCTTAGCTTGAGATTTTCTGTTTCTAGTTTCTTAATCTTCTTCTTTAGGTTCATTTCTATTTTTCCAGAGTTCTAGGAAGTAGCGATCTACTTGGTACAGGTCTTTCCTCGGCGGTTGTTCCTCGGTCTTAGACCATTCTTGGCAGAGTTTCCTCATCTCGTAAGTTAATCTGTTTGGTGTAAACATTCTAGCAAAAGACGACATGGCAAACGCATATCTCATCTTAATGCGCTGTTCCGTTTCCGTCATATTTGTCGCTTTCATAGTAGACATTTTCACCCTTTCTGTACCCGAAATAAATGGTGGCACATACAAAGGGTAGTGATCCGAAAAGTAAGACATTAGCTAGGTTCATTTCTTTCGTTAAGTCCTAAGGTTTTTAAGTATTCGACCCACCAATCTTGGTCTTTGATGTATCTCCAGTTAGGGACTGGTTTACCCTGTTCAACAACATAGTGCTCGTACAACGCTTCATCTATAATCCGTGCGATCTCCATATTCCTCTTCCTCCTCGTCAACATCTCCATATGGGTTTTCCACGTAGGGTCCTCGTTTTCGTAAAGGTTCTTTTCCGACATATGTTTTTTCTTTATTTACTGCCTCCACCCAAACGGTGAGTTTCATGACTATAAACAATATGATCAAAGGCAGGAAGCAGCCTAA